GAATACCTTGTTTGGGGCTACCGTTAGAATGGATATAAAGCAAAGCGGCGTTGGAAATTTGCCCTTCTTGCCGTTGTGTATCATCTTCAGGTATACCAACCAAAACTTGCGTATTCTCCAATTCTTTCAAAGCGGCTTGCATCGCTTGTAATGCGCTGTCATTCTCTTTAACATCTGCTGTAATGTTAAACATGGTATCACCTCACATATAAGCCGCCTAAACCCATCATTTTTGCCCATGTAACAAGTTGTTCACCGAATGTTGTTGCTTTGTACATACCGAAGCCTTCCATTTCGGCGGTTATTGCGCTGTTATCATAGCTGATTGAAACGCCGTCAACGGATTTTGAAGAAATAAGCCCCGTTGTATCTCCGGCTAATGGGTCATCGGCTGTTTGCAAGTACAGGGTCAACCAATGTGCAATAAACAAGCCCATACATATAAACCACGCATCCCGAAAAATGGCATAGCTGATACATGAATGGGCTAAATTTATATACATTTGTAATACAATCATCGGCACAACAGGAACGGGCGGCCCCGGTTCTTCTCCGTCCGGCACTTCTTCCGGGGGATTGAAAAATTGCGGGTAAGTGTTGTAAAAATCTTCAACACCATAAGGGGGATTCCCTTCACCGTTACTACCTTGCGCCAATAAACCGATTACATGGGGGAATACTGTACACATACGGCTTACCCCCTTTTAATCCTCCCGGCTTTTTTTTCAACAATAAATTCATTTACCCGAAGGATAAGATTTTCGATGGAAATATTGTTCCGCAATCCCTCAATACCAAGTTTAGCGGCATAATCTAAAAGGGCGGTTCTTTCCATCTTGCCAACTTCGTCAGGGGTCAAAAAGGTTATCTTGTCACCCTCTGTTTTGTGAGCATCTTCGCCGCTTTCGTTTCCGCTGTTGCCGCTCGGCAATTTAGGCACATGGGTATTCGCTTGATGGTCAACGAAAGTTATTGAACCTTCTTGCTTTGCAAGTTTGAATAACTCATCGTTTTTTACCCATTTGGGAAGCTGTGTCATAATCCCCGGCCTTACAATGCGGGTATCAATCGCCGCCTTGTCTTTGTCACGCAAAACGAAGCGCAATGCTTTTTTTGATATAACAAACATGGTTTTTCTCCTTCCTAAATGCCGTCATAGTATGCGATAGGTTGTAAACGCTTAAATTTCACTTCGGAAAATTGCGCCGCATAAGTGGAAATATAAGCATGATGTTCTGCGCTTGGCTGTGTAATTGTACGGGTCAAAGGTACCGTCATATCAAATTCAATGGTATCACGGTTATTTGCATATGCAACCAAACGGTCAGTACCGCCAACCCCTGCGCCAATACACCAACGGGAAGGGAAAATTGATACATCAATGCCTTGGTTGCGCCCGATATTATTTTCCAACAGGAAGGTCAAAATTGACACTTGCCCTGCATCGCCAATTCTGCGCCCTACAAGTAACTTGTATGCTTCCGGCGATATAAGGATATGATTTGCCATTCCTTGAAGGTCAAATTCGCTTTGCGTCCAAGTTTCGTTGATTGCCATGTTTACATCGTCCAAAATTTCATCGGGGGTTTTAGTTGCCCAAGAAGTTGTACCGCTTGCGCCAACAGGAACCAACGATGATAAGACATTTGGATTGTTTACAATGCCGGAAGTACCCAACCTTGCAAAGCCAATATAAACATTTTCATCAACGGTTTTGTCATACGTCAAATGCAAGCCTTTTGTCATCATTTCATCAAGGCTTCTGCCCGCCGTGCGAAGAAGGGCTTGGTCTACAAGCGGTACATGGAGTTTACGCAAGAAGGTAAACACATCCCACCAATCTTTAGCGGTATCAATTTGGATTGCGGGGATTTCTGTTGTTTGCCCCCTACCCAAGCCGTTTTCACCGCCGCCCACATCGGCATAATTTACATTGTAGTTGGTAACGTGTTCAACCCAACCGCCGCCCATCGCAACGGCAATATCACGGGGCCAAGTGGTTGAAGTAAGCGGTTCTAAAAGTTTGGGGTCACGCTTTTCTAACTCACCATTAAGAAAAGCAAGCCCGGAAGAAATGGCTGAATCGTTCATATAATGCCCGCCGCCATTTTGGAAATTGCTTTTAATAACAGGCACATTCCCACCGCCGCTTAATTGATTTCCTTTAAGGACGCTCATGTTAAATTCTCCTTTCTGTTACAGTAACTTCCACAAGCCCATCTTGCACAATACCCGTGGTAAATCTTGCGTTGCTAATCAATACGTTATTTGTTCCATCTGCAACGGCTTCAACATCCCCGATTTGTGCGTTGAGGAATGCGGCGTTAAGGGCGGTTCTGATATACAGCGAACCCGCCGCCGTTGGCGTTCCAGTTCCTCTAAACGATACCGCAATACTGCCCCTTGTCAAAATATCAGTAAGTTCCGTATCACGATACGAACCCACCGATTCCAATACTGCCATTTGCTGTTTTACGATGCGTACAGCAAAGCCAATAAAACGGGCATCGCCGCCCCCATCACCGAATGCGCTTACCGTGTTATCAGGGTTAATCAAAACCCCGCCGCCGAAGGGGATAACCCCTGAAGCTACACGATTTTGAATTACAGCGTCACTACTACGGGTAAGGCTACCCGGATAACCAAGTTGTAATCTAATGCCTACTACTCCTGCACTCATGGCTTAATCCTCCTTTATTTTTTGCCCAAACGCTCTTTTTCAAGGCGTTGGGCTATTTCGTTAAAATCAACCGCTTTTAGGCGGCTGTCTTGATGCGCTTTGGCGTTATTTTGCTTTGCGTTCACAATACCGCTATAACCGCCGCTTTGAGTACGCTTTGCCGAAGGCAAACCATGCGTTGCCCTAATCATTTTCGCCATAGAATCAGCCATCATCTTGCGTTCTTTGCTGTCTTTGATTTTCGCAATAATCGGCTTCATTCTGCGAATTTCTTTAAGGGCGGCATCTCTTACGTTTTTGTCAAGCGGATTTTGGGGCTTGCCATAATCCGGCATAACTGGGCCGGCTTTATCCTCAACCACCTTTTCGACTTCAACAACGGCGTATTCCTCATCGGTCAACTCGTTAATGGTTTCGGGGTCAGCGATAACCTCTTCTTCCTCATAGCCATCTTCGGTCAGTTCTTCTTCCAATTTTTCAAGCGGGTCTTTATCCGTTTTCACGGCTTCCAACGCTTCAACCTTGGCGCAAACGCCGTCAAGTTTATCAACAACTTTTTCAAGCAGTTCATAAATCTTGCCGTATTCCCCGCCTTCGTCTTTTGTTGCGGGCGGCGTTTCGTCTATCAAACTGCCGTTTTCCCCAACTTCCTCTTTGATTTTTTCAACCAAATCTTCTACAACATCGGCTAATTCGTCCGGCTGTGAATCTTTGTTGAAATGTGAAAACAAGTTGGCAATTGCACCCGCAACGCCTGTGTTTTTTGTTCGCTTGCTCATTTTTTTACCTCTCCTTTCGGTTTTTGCAGGGCTTGAATCCCTGATTGATACTTTTTCCCCGGCTCTGCCAAGGTCTACAACGGCAATGTGATTCCCTTCGATGTTTATTTGGCAGATACGCCCATCCCGTTCCTCATACATCGCCTTATAGCCGCAAGAAACTTCCCTTTTGCCGTTTTCGATTTCCGCTATTAAAAGCGCATCGTAAATCAGCAAATCGGCAACCATGTAATCCCCTGATTGCCGGATGTTTTGGGCAACGCCTTTAACAATACCGTCAACATTTTGGGGATTTACCATATCTGTAGGATGCTCGTTTGTTACGGGCTTTCCCTCAAAACTTGCCAACGCCGATTTTGCAAAAACATCTTCCGGGTCACGGTATACAACAATAATGCCATCAGGGCTTGCGCCCTCAATTGGTAATTCGTTCCCCAGGTATTCTTGTTTGCCTATACGGGCAATCGGTACATTTTGGCAAAGCAAAAAACCTTCCGGGGTTTTCGCCATGTTGTCAGATATTTTACTTGCATAGTACAGCACTCTTTATCACCCCCTTTATTGGCGGCACTAAAAAACCGCCGTTTTATTGGCGGTTTAATGGCTTATAAAAATTTATTTTATGCTTCCGGCGTATACACTTGCCCTTCGGCTGATACACACCATAAGCCCCCGTACTCGTCTTTTTCGTCATCGTCCATTTTGCAAATATCTTTGATGGTCATTTCGGGCAGCACTAAATAGGCAAGAAAACCGATACTACCATCTTCAAGGGGTATCATCATATCGTCTGTTTGCATTTCTGTAACTTGTTCACCGACAATATACTTCCACCCTGTAATTAACTTACCGTTGTCATCTTCAAAAGCGGTATCTTTTTCATCAAGATACTTTTGTAAAATGCGTTTGGCTTCTTTTGGGGTCATTATCTCATCACCTCTACAATATCATTCAAATCAAGCCCCGGTTTGAAGGCTATATTATCCATGCGGAAAAACGCCATTGTTCCACGTTTCGCACGGGTTAAATAATTGCTACAATCAAGGCTTCCCGTTTGCGGGTCAATAAATCGGATAACACCGTTTTCCTTAACCGCAACATAAGTATGCCCCGCTGAATTTTTCTTTGTACCTGCCCAACCGTGACGAATGCCGAATCTTGCACCATCGGGGAAGGCGTTTAACTGTTTCATCAAATCCGCCCGCCCTTGAACCCAAGTCAACGATGTATCAAAGCAATTAACGCTTGTGTTTATCGTATTGTTTGGAGGTTTGGGTTTCGCTGTAACATTGAATCCACGTTTACGCAACTCAAACGCCGGAACGCACCGTTGACAATTAACTTGATATTCAAATCCTTGGTTAAAATTTGGGTTTGCGCCAACATTGGCTTCCGTGGTTTCCATCGGATTGCCCTTTTGAGTATTCAAGGCGTTTTCGATGGGGTCATTACTTATTATAGCTTGGTTCGGGGCATCAAGTCCATTGTTATTTACATTTGGTTGCGCCGCCTGATTGCTATTGTATGCCAATGGGTCAGCTTCAAGCGCAACAAACTGTTCCCGGCTCATCATTTGGATTGTGCCGCCAATATAAACTTTATGCGGCCACTCTATCCAATCAATATCAATAAGCGGTTCGGTATAACAGCGGCAATTCCAGATGTTTCCGGCGTGATATGGGCCGTGGGAATTTTCTTGCCCTTTTAGGCTTTCGGGATTTGGGGGATTTCCCCAAGCAATCAAAACGCCTTCCATGTGCCTGTGTGAATACCTAACCCGCATCCCGTCTTGCGCCGTTCGCCAAACGTACCAATTGATGCCCAAGTTTTGCGCTCTTGTTTGCGTCAATGCGGCTTGCGCCTTAGCTGTTTCAGTTCGGGCAATGCAGCGGGCTTGATATTCAAGCAGATTATCAAACTGCCCTAATAGATTTTGTGCTAATTGGTCAGCCCTCATACCCGCATAAGCGGATTCTTTCGCCATAATAGAAGCCATTTGTGCATCAAGCCTGTTTGGTATGGTCTTAATCAGGTTTGAATTGTTGATAACAATATCCTGAATCTGCCCACCCATCGGCGTATTGCTCAATTCGTTTTGCAAGGCTTCAAAAATCGCCCGGCTTCGCCGCCTGTTGGCTTCTTGTGCTTGCCTTCGCCATTGTGTACCACTTTCCCTGTAAACCTGTTGCGCCATATTAGCCGCCATATTTTCAGCGAAAGATATAAATTGCGGGCTGTTTTGGATAACACGCAAACGGCGGCTAATTTCTTCCGTGGTTGTTGCGCCTTGTAATTGACTTACAATTTGCCGCCGCAATTGCTGAAGCGAACGGTTATAATTTTGCTCAATCCGTGTTGACTGCCCCCAAGCTGTTTTAGGATTTTGCGGCAAGGTAAATCACCACCCTATCAATTAAGCCTTGTACCGTCAATCAACAAATCAATGTTCGTAATCGTGATTGCGCTTGCCGAAGGGTTATACAAA